CTCCAGCAATTAGTGTCGGAACACCTTGGTGAACACCCTAAACTTTAAAGGAAATAAAAAATGAAATATTTATTAGTATTAACAGCGTTCGCATTGACAGCCTGTAACACCTTTAATGCCGCAGTAGACGGCTCACAAATGATTGTAGACAGCACTGTTGATTCAGCGCAGTCTATGGTTACGGACACAGCTAAAGGCGTTGGCGCAGGCTCTGCTACCTTTGTTGACGGGATTGCAGCTGATATTCGCAAAGCGTCTGAGTAATCTAACTAAACAACTAGCAAGGGATTGTCATGGTAGAAGAAACAAAAGAAATGTTAGACGTAGCCGCTGCTTCTACTGCGGTACTTTCAATGGCTGCTTGGTTACCACCAACAGCTTCTATTTTGACAATCATCTGGTTAGGCATTAGGATATATGAGTCTAATACTGTACAAAGTATAGTTAAAGGAACAAAAAAACATCTTGACAAGCAAGACTAAATGGTGTATAATACATGAGTATTCTAAGTAGCTTAATAGGGCCAATTGCTGGTTTAGCTAAAAACTATCTAAATAACAAAGCAGAAGAAAAGCAAGCTAAGCATCAAGCTAAGATGTCAGTAATAGCAAACGATGCTGACTGGGAATCTAAGATGGCTGAGGCTTCTAAGGATTCATGGAAAGATGAGTTCTGGACAATAGTCTTAGCTGTTCCTATCTTCATGGTAGGTTACGCTATAGCTGCTAACGACATAACTGTTATAGATAGAGTAGCTGCTGCGTTTATAGCACTAGAGGAATTACCTGAGTGGTATCAATACTTGTTGTTTATCGCTATAAGCTCTAGCTTTGGTATTCGTGGAGTTAGTAAAATAATGGACATGAGGAAGTAAACTAATGGCCTTAAATGTTAGAACAAAAAGCCCAGCGCCTTATCAAACTTTAATGCTCCCGCAGGACACACAGGAAGAAGAAGAAGTTGTCTCCCTTGCTAGTGGCTTTGATAATGAAGTAGACCCTTTTTCAATTGAGCAGCCTGTAGCTCCTGTAGAACTAGACTCTTCTCTATACGGTGGACAAGCGCGTCCTTTTGTAGACACAGTGGCAATGAACGAACGACTAGCAGCCGAAGACCCAGCAGCGGTACGGGCGCGCATCAACGCCTCTCTGGGGTACGACTTATACGACATTGACGCTAACGCCACCGTAGACCCTGCAAAGATGACTGCTTATGCAGCGGACGTACAGCGGCCACAACTTTTACAGGATATTAACTTATCTCGTGATTCTTTTACTGACGAAGAGTTTACAGACAACACTAAATTTTGGGACATCTATACCCCCAAAGAAGCAGAGTTTAAGCAAGGTCAACGAGACTCCCTAACAGATTTGTATTCAACAGACAACGAACAGTTTTCTACAGTGTATAACAATCTTGATGTCAACTCTCAGCTTAACTTTTTAGAGGGGCAATACTCACAAAATAATATAGATAAGAATACATATCTTGAGCAAGCCGCTGGTCTTCTTTATGCAGACGATGCTAGACGAAACGACCCAAACGCAGAGCCAGCCAAGCAATACTTTGTTAAGGGAGACATTCTTTATGAAATTCCTTCTCTGATGGCTAACGACCCTACCGCTCCCTTCTATGCTAGGGAGGTTATCTTGTTTGATGACCAAAAATTAAGTGGTACTAGTAGAGACTCACGGCTAAACGAAGAACAACTTTTTAAACGTGCAATAGGCCAGACTAACTACGAGAGTGCAGACTCAGAGTCTAAGTGGAAAGCTGCTCGTGATAATGTAATACGCCCTATAGCTTCGACTGTGTTATCTTTTGCTACAGCCGGTATGTCGGACGCTGTACAGGCGGCAGTTAAAGGTGCTCAAGGCGAGACGCTAAAAGGAAGTGACTGGGCTTCTTTAGCTTCTGCCGGTTTAAACTTTGCAGACGTAACAAAAGCAGGCACAGGAGCAGCCGCTGGAGGCATGGGGCCAGTAGATACAGGTACAGGATTGTTTGGTTCTACCTATAATCAAACTCAAGGTTTAATAAAAGCTGCGGGAGCAGGTGATTTAAAAGAAGCGGCTGTTGGGCTTGTATTACCTAAAATACTAGAAGGAGTTAAAAGTAAACTACCTCCAAACAGTCTATTATCGTTGCCTGAAAGTTTTGAAGCTGGATTAAGTAAAACTATAGAAGAAATGGCAGGTGGTAGTAGTTTTGAAGATGCTCTTAAAGTTGGCGGTATTGAATACATTAGAGAAGGCGGTTTAAAGCCTATAGAGGGAGCACTTAAAGACGCTCTTGAGCCTTTAGTTGACACGCTACAACCTGTTGTAGAGCAAATAGAAGATACTCTCAAGCCACTAGGCGATGTGTTGTCAGCAGCAGATACAGCAGCCAGACAAGGCTTGGCAGAGTTTGACAAGACAGTATTGCAGCAGTTTACACAGCCTGTTGGAGATGTTTTATCGCAAGCAGACACCGCAGTTAGACAAGGTGCGGCAGCGTTTGATAGAGAAGTGTTACAACCGTTTACACAACCTGCTGGAGATGTAATTGAAGACGTAGCTCAAGCTACTGGAGATGTAGTCGAGGACGTAGGTCAAGCTACTGGAGATGTAGCTGAGGATGTAGGTCAAGAAGTAGGCGACGCACTGTCAGCCGCTGAGACAGCCGTTAGACAGGCTCTTGAAGATATAGACTTACCTGATATAGGTCTGCCTAATATAAACTTACCAGTGCCAACTCGTGCGCCCTCAGCTACACGAACTACAGGTGGCTTATTTGACGTAGCTCAGTTTGAACACGATGAGGGCATTAGTTTAGTAGGTAACCTGCTTACAGGTCTTACAGAGCAAGATGCTAAGAAGTTAAGTAAAAAACAATTCCAACAACCCAAAGAAGAAATGGTAGACTTATTGTCAGACCCTTTTGCTAACGCTTTTAACTACAAGGTATAAAATTCAATGACATACTTAGAAGCTGTAAACAGAGTACTTGTACGCTTGAGAGAAGAAGAGGTAACTACTGTTAATCAAAATTCCTACTCTAAGCTTATAGGAACTTTTGTAAATGACGCTAAACGCATGGTAGAGGACGCATGGGATTGGTCTTCGCTACGCACCACTATTACAGTTACTACTGAAGCTGACGTTTTCTCCTATAACTTACTAGGTACTAACTCCTCCTTCAAAACCTTAGATGTGTTGAACGACACTAAAAACTGTTTCATGAAACACATTCCTTCTACTGAGATGAACAAGCTATATCTTATACAGCCTGTCGTAGAAGGGCCAGCACAACAGTACACTTGGAATGGTTTTAGCGAAGCAGGTAACGCCATTGTAGACATCTACCCTAAGCCTAATTCTGTAGAGAGCCTACGCTTTAACATTGTTCAGAGAGAGAACGAGTACACTGATGATGCTGATGTGTTTTACGTACCTACTCAGGCTATTATTCAGCTTGCACAGGGCTTTGCAATGGAAGAGAGGGGAGAGACAGGCGGCCAGACAAGCGGCGCTATGGTACAGCTAGGTCGTTCTACCTTGGCTGATGCCATTGCGTTTGACGTTGCTAGGTTCCCTACTGAGCTTATTTGGGAGGATGTGTAATGGCGCAACAGCTACAGAATCTTGCAATCTCTGCTCCTGCTTTTGCTGGAATAAACACAGAAGACTCTCCTGTATCTTTAAATGCTGCCTTTGCTGACATCGCAGAAAACTGTGTAATTGACCAGAGAGGTCGTGTTGGAGCTAGGAAAGGATGGAGTACTATCACTACTAACGGTGCAACAGTCTTAGGCACTAGTGCAGGCACTGAGCACATACAAGAGTTTATTGCTTATGACGGAACAGTAACTGTTTTTTCAATGGGTAACCTAAAAATATTTACAGGAACTACAGCTCTCACTGAGATAGCTTATCCTGCTGGTTACTCCTGTACCGCTAACAACTGGAAGACAGCTTCTTTTCAGAACAGCGTGTGGTTCTTTCAGGCTGGACATGCCCCACTCAAGTACGTAGCTGGAGCATCTGCCTTAGTGCTCGTTCCTGACTCTGGAAGCACTGCTCCTCCACAAGGAGATGAACTCTTAGCTGGCTTCGGTCGTCTGTGGGTTACATCTGTTGTAAACGAAGACTATAAGATTTATGGTAGTGCTCTTCTTGACGGAGATACTTGGCATGGTTCAGGTAACTCTTGGCTAACTTTAGATTTAACTAACGTCTGGCCACAAGGATATGACTCTGTAGTTGCACTCGCTGAACACAACGGATACTTAGTTGTCTTCGGTAAGCGTTCTATTATTCTTTATCAAGATGTTGTGGGAGCACAGGGCGGTACTTTATCTTCTACCTCCGCTGACACAATTAGATTGTACGACACCATTGAGGGTGTTGGTTGCATTGCTAGAGATTCTGTACAGACAACTGGTAATGACTTGCTGTTTTTATCTAATCGCGGCCTGATGTCTCTTGGTCGTCTTATTCAAGAAAAAGCTATACCTCTTAACGATGTCAGTAAGAATGTACGTACAGACTTTATGGAGCTTGTCAACAACGAGTTTGCTTCAGGTAACGGTCATACAATTAGAAGTGCTTACAGTGCTAAACACGCTTTTTACATCATAACGCTCCCAGAGTCAGGCGTTGTTTATTGTTTTGATGTAAGGAGGCCTTTAGAAGATGGTTCTTTTAGAGCTACTACTTGGAGAGGCTTAACACCTTTAGCCTTATCAGTGTTTGCTAACGATGAGCTAATGATGGGCTTAGCTAAGCAAGGTTCTACACAGCCAGCAATAGTAAAGTACGACACATACAGCGACGGCAACGAAACTTACGTAATGAAGTACTTTAGTCATCCTCAGAACTTTGGTAACCCTACTAACTTAAAGTTTCTTAAAAAGATGAACGTTACTGTTATTGGAGGAGGAGGCACTACTTGTATTTTTAACTGGGGATACGATTACTCTAAAAACTTTACTAAACAAGCTGTTACTTTTGGTGTGGCATCTGACGCAGAGTTTAACGAAGAAGAGTACAACACCACAGCAGAGTACACAGGGGGCGTTACTGTTAATGAACCCTCACTTAATACTTCAGGTTCTGGTGTAGAAATAACTGTAGGCTTAGAAACAACAATTATTGGCAATTCCTTTTCTATTCAAAAAATTGACATACATGCTCTATTAGGGAGATTTATCTAAATGGCTACATACAATGTAACGACTAACTTTGGCGCTAAAGACGACTTAGCGTCAGGAAACGCCGCTAAGAAGATTAAAGGCTCAGAGTTTACTACTGAGTTTAATAACATTGCTACAGGGGTAAACAGCAAGGCTAACACAACGACTGTCAACGCTGTAACAACGACAGCTAATGCTGCCTTACCGAAAGCTGGTGGTGCTATGACTGGTGCCATTACTACTAATAGCACCTTTGATGGTCGTGATGTAGCTACTGACGGTACTAAACTAGACGGTATTGAAGCTAGTGCGACCGCTGACCAAACAGCCGCTGAAATTCGTGCAGCAGTTG